AGCGCGGGGGTCGAGAGCACCAGTTTTCAGATGCTCGTCGGCCGTTCGTACCAGTTGTACCAGACCACTCTCGACCCAGGGGTAGCGCCGCGAGTTGTCTGGACGGTTGTCGCTTTGGACCAGTTATAAACAAAATAAAATAAAACAATAACGTATAAATGTCGGTCCTAGGCTCGTTTACGATTGCATCGAGCGGAACATGGGTTGACCCGATCCAGCTCAATACGGATAATTATTTCACAGGCGCAAACACCTTTACGCAGCCCGTCGCTATGGTTGTCTTTGGGGGTACAAATACGGAAGCTCTGACGCGTGGTAGGATGAAAACCACGGTGCTCGGCGACTATGCGCGGCTCGACGATCCTGATGTGGACTACGACCACTTTTTTCAGGAAAACGTGTACACTCGAAACCCGCTGGTCCTCAACGGGCCTGTGAATGACGACGATTTGTCGACGGTGAAGTACGTTAAGGACACGTTTGAGGTCACAGCAGGGGTACAAATCAACGCCCCCAACATTTTTACGGGTCAAAACAACTTTGAGGAAGGCTTTGTTGCCACTACTCTGAATGCAACCGGCCAGTACGCGTACACCAACATAAACACGGATGGCCCAGTACAGTTTAACGGCGACATTACGCTCGGGGCTAGTACGTGGGCTGGAAACATACAAGTGACACGTAACATGCTCACGAACGGCGTAATCCGCACCGCGCCGTACAACAGCTTGTCGTGGGATCTCATTACGGGCTCGGAAATCGTAACCGCGTATGCGTATCCGGCGATGACCTACTACATCTATAGCAATTACGGGTTAACGGCGCGCGTCCAACAGATTAATTTGGCCGTCGGAACGCCGGGTCAAAAAGTAATCATAGCGAGCCGAAACACTTCTCAGAATACAAACATTCAGAGCGCAAGCGGGTCTGGGAGCACGCGCTTCATCAACAAACTGGTGGCCACGTATCCTTTTTCTTTGGCGCGGGCGACATGCGTCACCTTGATTTACGTGGGACCTGTTACTTTGGGTGGATTTACCTACAACACGTGTTGGCAAGTAATGACCTTACAATAGGAAAAATAAAATAAAGAAGAAGTGTATATGTCCGTTGTTGCGAGTTTTCCGTACGGCCAATCTAGTAAGCCGGCTTGCGCCGGAGCCGACACCACATGGACTGGAAATAACGATATCAACGAACCCGTCTACACGACGTACGCGACGACGCAGAACCAGATGGTGCCGCTTGCGCAGGCCGAAGCTTTGACTGTCGGAAATCTTGTCAGCCTGGTTGAGGACAACGTTTGGACAGGCCTAAACACCTTTCGAAACGCCGCGAGTGCTGTGGACGCTGTCCTTCCAACAGAATTCGTGACCAAAGGTCAAGTGGATGCAACGTATGCCGCGACGGGCATCGTGGATTTGGCTGACGACAACATATGGACTGCGTCGCAAATCTTTCCAACCATCAAAATGACCAATTTAGATGACAGTGTTCCTATGTTTCCCAACCCACCATCGGCCACTACTTTTACAAACCTCACTGTCGGTAATACGGGTGTGACCTACGTAAATCCTCTTAACTGCAGTAGCGGAACTGATTTTCCTCACGTCATTCAAGACATAGATTTCGCAATTCCTGCCCAAGCACTGAAGCAAGACAATGATGTTATTTTCCCAGCCCTCAACACAAATAACGAAGGCAGTGCCAGTGCGTCTTGGTTGTACAGGTGTTCAGGTGCATACCAGCTCGAAGACACCTGTCCCAACCCGTGCACCATCGTCGGCGACGGAGCCGCGACCATTCAAATAACGCTGCCTCAAAACACATGTGTGGGGACGATCATCAACCTTATCAATCCAGCGAATATCATTCAAGTTCGGGCTCCAGCAGTCTACGGAACGCTGTACAACTTGCACCAAAACGTGCCCTACACCTCCGACGCAACGGTTTATCCGAATTACGTTACGATTGGCGGGGGAGTGCCTGTTTCCTGCATCTGCATCAATGCGAGCGTGGATTTGCCGAAGTGGCTTATCTTCAGCATCCAAACTTAATTTCTTTCTAGAGTAAAATGAACAATTACATTCGCTTCATGCGTGCTTACCAAGAGAAATTCGGGATACGATTTCTCGACGCGGTTTGCAGGGCGCGTGACCTGTATCATTCGGTAAAACACTTGAGTTGGGCGGAGCAGCAGGCAGCAATGGACGAGGACGAGGGCGACGACGACGAGGGCGACGACGGCGAAGATTACGATGCAGAACTCGAGCGGCAGCGAGCCGAGCAAGAGGCCGCACGTCGACGGCTTGGCGCTGAGCGCGAGGATCAAGAGCGTCGACAGAGGTTAAATGCCATTCAAGACAATGAACGACTGCGTATGCAACGGCTCGCCCAAGAAAGACTTAACCATCTGTATCGCGAACAACGTCTTGCCCAAACTGCTAATCCTCTTGTTCGCGGTTTTATGGCACGGAGCCGTCTTGCACGCGACGAGGTTATCGAGGAAACGATCACTGGAGTTCTAGATCGTGTGGCCTCAACGGCAGTGGAACGCGCATCCGCAAAGCAAGCGCGTCAGCTTGCAGTACAGCAGCGGCGCGAACAAGACGACGTTCGCCGTCTACAATTGGAGGCAGCTCAGTTGCGTGAACGCGATGCCATGCAGGGAGCCGATGTCAATGCTGGAGTTCGAACAACTCTAAGGCCCGCACGCCGCGAGCGTCGTTTTACGGTTTCCTTTGGCAGCGATGTTTCAACTCGAACTCGAGCGGCTTTTCAGATGCAAGTAAACGACCCCGATTACGAACTTGCCGCTGTTCTTCGGGAAATTAAAGCCGGCATCACTGGGCGCGCCAGCGGCATATCGAACAAAGAAGCTGAGGAGAATTATTTTAACAAAAAAGGAGCTGGGATTGGCCTTTACCCGTACTCCATTCTGATCGTCTCGCGGGAAATGGACGGGACCTTTGTCGGTTTCGCCGTTTTCCACGAAATTCAGATGCGGCGAGCCCTTTCACGCGGTCAAACCTTAAAAGAAAAAACAGATTTTGAGAAGAAAGGAATCAAACCGACGTTTCGGTACACTGGTTTTGGAATCGATCTTATGGCTGCACGGGGCGGCGCTGCAGACATAGTAGAAGCCATTTACAGGACTGGAGAACAACTTTATGGACCGGAATACATTGGCCTTTATCTAAGTGCCGTCTCGTCGGCACAACCCTTTTACAGAAAAATCGGATTCATTGCAGCAACACCACTGAGCCAAAGAACAGCTACGGGTGACCGTTATGCTTTTATGGAATCTTCAAAAGAGTTGTACGGCCGCCGCGGACAAGACACGCCCGAGGTCTTTGACATTGTGGACAGGGACACGTACAACATGATGAAGCCGCCGGGGCTTCGCGGCGGCAGCATGGAGGGAGGTGCCAACGCGTACATTGAGTTCATGCACGAGTGGCAGCGGGTTCATGGCGGCACGTTTGCGTGCGCCTACATGAACGGAATTGACATCTATTACCAGACTAAGTTTACGACGAGGGCCGTCCGCGACCGTGCCATTCGTGACTGGGATGGGAGTGAGGAAATTGAACGTCCTGCAGTCGTCGTACCAGCCCTTGGACCGCTTGCAGCACCGAGAATTCGGCCTCTTGAACCACGCCCGGCCCGGCCAGGACGCGTACGTGACGACGATGCGGTGGGCTATTAGATGTAAGCGCACGTCACAAGGTTGCCTTCAAACCACGCAAAGGGCTTCCCGCAACCCCAAATCGTGTCTTTCAGCTCATCGCACTCGGCTTGGGAAAGGTGCGGATTTACTTGTATTCCAGTGTCTCGATAGACTCCGCAACGAAAAACGCCGCAATTAATCGCATCGACGGCTATTCCTATACCACAATGGGGGCAAAACCCCACCCATGGACAGACATTCATTGTATAAATCAAATAAAAAAATACAACTTCTGCTTCGTCAAAAATGTCTGCTTCGTCTACTGTCTATAGAATTTTCTATTTTTTATAGAAAATTCCAAAAAGAACTGTTTTTTCGGCGATTCCACCCTCACAACTTCTTTAAAATCTCAAAAAAATCTCAAAATGGACGCTGAAATCGCCCTCCTCCGCCAACACCTTCCGCTCGACCTGCATTACAACATTCTGCCAACGCTTCAGGTCCTCAAGATGCTATCAATGGACAATGAAGACAACTTGGGTTTCCATTACCTTCATTGGAGGTTGGAAAACGAAGGAGGTTATGAAATGCCTGATCATTTCGGGCCGTTTACAGGCAACGTAATCGGCAATGGGCGCATCACTGTGGCGTACGCCGAAGGTCTGCAAGAGTACTTCTTCAGCGAAAACGCAAACGACTACATCGAGTTGGTCGGCCACTACCACACCCTCAAGCTCATGGAAGCATTAATGGAAATGGTGACTAACTTGCCGCGGACACTCGACTTGATGCGGGTGCACGATTTCGCGGCGACCTACATGGGTGAATTTTCTCCTTTTCGAGGGCTTGCTATGCACGCTTTGCAAGAAGAAGCAGAGCAAGCGATGACAGATGTAGATGGCGAGAGTGACAGCGACGACGATAGCGTCAGCGACGAAGAAGTTTAAGACTTAATGTAGACGTTTTGCGCAGTGTCCACGCTCGTGCCCATGCTTTTTGTGTCCTTCTTGAGCTCCTGCATGATGGCCCCGAATTTATTCGATAAAAAGATAGAACGTAGCATCGAAGGCCCCATTTTCACCCCAAAAATAGCCCCTAGCGCCTTGTTGAGAGAGGGAGAAGTCATTTTGCCGCCCCTGCTGTTCACCAACACAAATTCGCTCGGCTTCTGATGCTTGTGCCAGAACTTTAAGATGCGCCCGAGCTCCGGGGGCACTGGAACGACTTGTGTCGAGTACGTTTTCTGGGTTTTAAAACGATTAAAAGTAAAGTTTTTGCCGTCGTAGTAGTTAAAAAGGGTCTCTTCAGCGGGCCCCCACTTCATTTCTGTATAGTCCAACGACCGCCTAGGAGGCAATAACGTATAGAGGCTCAACAGCACGAGCTGCTGCAGTTTTAGGTAGTCGGCCGCCGTCATTTTCTTGACGCTGAGCACGCTTTCAAGCTCCTTTTGCTTGGCCTCAATGTCGATCTGCGGAATTTCCTTTTCGAGGTATGCGTCCGTCTTGGTGCTCTGGTCCCGCAACGATTTGTTGCTCTCCATCATGGCCGAGTAATAAATGTCGTGCGCTTTCTTATACGGTTCCTTGTCGCGGGTCGCTGAGACCAGCGCGATCAGGTAACTGCGGCCTGTGTTGGGCTTCAGCGTTGCAATGCGTTCAAGGATGGGCCCCGTTTTCTTTAAAAAATTCAAGTTCTTAAACTCGCCGCCGGCCAGCCGCGTTAGGTTCCCTAAATAGAGCTTGCGGGAGGCCGCTGAAAGGTCTGCGCTGTACGGATCCATTTTACATTACTGTTCGATTTTAATTTGGATTATTTTTTTACTTTTAACGGCAAATAAAATAAACTTACTTTGTAATGAACGACGACACGCCCTTAACGGACGACGACGTACGCGCCATGCTCGGCGAAAAGGCCATGCCCATCAAGTACAGCGAGCTAAAAGAGCGAACGCTGGACGAACTCTTGCCGCCCACAGGCTACAGTTTCCAAATCATTTTGCTGGAATGCGCGCCTTCAAAGGGACATTGGGTTTGCTTGTGCAGAAACAACGGCAAGATAGAGTACTTTAACAGCTACGGCAAGGCCTACGATAAAGATCTAAACGTCGTGCCGGCCTGCGTCCGCGCCATCCTGGGTGAGACTCCCAACACGATTCACAACTTCCTGGACGGCCACGAATGCAGTTCCATGATAACGAAACTTCAGGGGCCTAAAAGCGAAACATGTGGTCGCTACGTTGTTTTACGGTGCTCTATGGGGAAACTGGGCTACGACAATAAAGAATTTGTGGAATGGTTGAGCGCCCAACGGAACGGAAAAACGTTCGATGAAACGATTCGAACAATAGTACAAAATTAAAATGTTGGGAATTGTATATAATGTCGTGTCTCGGATCCGCACCGCTCCCTTTCTCGCCCTACGGCCAAGCGATTATCGCCCAATGCGCTCCGGGTACAGCGAACCCCCTCGTTACGGCGGCCGCGACGCTGTCCATTGCGATGCCGATTCGCAATCTGGTCTTGCAAAGTCAGTGGTTTAACATCATTTTTACGGGATGGCTCAGCACGCTCACCAACAACTCTTTAGTGAGTGCGACCATCATCATATACAGCAACCCCGCTGCTACAACGGAGGTCACTCGCGTGATTGTCCCGCAGGTCCCTGCGGCCGGCACGGGCACAGCGGTGAGGTTCACCACTTCCGAGATGGTTTTGATCCCGGGCGGCCTCACCAATGGCATTTACATGCGAATTTTGTCGAACGGCTCGCCCTTTTCAATCTACAACTCGTTGGATACCGGCGCTCAAGGTCTAGGCGTTTATTGCCAACCTATTGGCCCACCCATTCTTCCGTAAATACGATATAAATAATATATTGACGTATAGCATAATGCCCCGAAAAGACATCGACTACAGCAAATGCTGCTTTTACCGCCTCGTTTGCTTGGATCCGACCGTTACGGAGTGTTACGTCGGGCACACCACAAATGCAGCCAACCGCAAGCGCCGGCACAAGAATGCTTGCACTGACGAGAACAACAAGGGGTACAACTATCGAGTTTACAAGTTTATTCGCGAACACGGTGGCTGGGCTAATTGGGAGATGAAGATCCACGAACATTTAGCGGTTGAGAATGCGGTCGCAGCCCGATTGCAAGAACAGCATTGGGCCAAGCACTACAACGCAGAGCTTAACAGTAACGTACCTGGACGGACAGGAGCGCAGTACTACCGCGACCACCATGAGCGCCTTCGAAAGCTGCAGACAGATTACCAGTTGCGGTGCGAGATGAGCCACCACCATACCTGTTTATGCGGCGGAAAGTACACCGGCATCAACAAATACGCCCATGAACGCACGCATTTGCACCGAAATTGGATTACACGAACGAATAATCCAGTTATATTGAACGAATAATCCCGAAAAACATATCCAGATTACGATTTACACCATATATAGACTGCCCAAGGGCAATAATTAATTAATTATTCACATATATGTATATATATTGCCCATTTGGCGTAATATATATATGTTTCAGCGTATTAATTGAATGGATTATCTAGATAATCGAAAGCGATAATCCAAATCCCAGAGGTCGTAGGCCATGTAGAAGGCCCTTTGCCACAAAAGTAGGTCGTAAACGACGCTGAAAGCCTCCCAAGTCCAGTCTTCCATGCTTAACCAGGCACGATTTCTCTAATTTCGTCTTCTGTTATAACGCACATGGGGAAGGTCTTGCAAATCGTTGCCCACCGACCCGTACATTTCTTAACGGCGGATATTTCTTCTTTCGATAATCCAAAGTAGTTATCTAGTAAATACTTCATACTCTTGCCTCCCATTGTGCGCGGGAAGATCGTCACGCTATGCGCTTCCCGTAAAATAGATTTCGTGAGGTTGCCGGCACAAGAAGCGTGGGAAGTACAGATCACGCTGGTTCGACTGTGCCGCCCAGTTTCCAGCAGGATGGTCAGGTAGTCGTACACTTTCTTTTTAATTTTAGGATTACTGATCGCGTCGATGTCGTCGAAGACACAACAACAGTCCACGAAATCCTTCTCGTTTAGGTCTGAATTCAAGAACTTTTCTTCTTTTACTTTAATCCGCTTGAGGTAGGGTAACACGTCGAGCGTCTCGTCGTCTTCCAACGAGCTGAAAACAAAGACGGGGTTCTTTGGAAAGAGTTTGCGATACTCCTTTAGCCACTGGACGCAGTAATAACTCTTGCCCGCACCGCTAGGCGCGCACACATACAGGACGCTCCGTTCCTGCTTTTTGTTGGGGATCTGCTGGAATTTGTCGCCGTTCTTCGCTCTGAGAAGTGCAGCCCCATCTTCGAGTTTGTGTTCAGAAACGTAGATGGGTTGCTTCCCGAGACGCGCAATCGCAACACCTTTTCCAATTGTATTCAACGCCATTAATCTAAACTAAGATAATTTAATCGATCTAAGAAACGCCTTTGTTTTTTCGTTGACCTCGTGCCGCATACGCAAATCCGGTTTGCGCCCCTCAAGTACCGCCATTACGTCCTCGTCGTTTGCTTTTTTATTGAGGAGGGCGACAGGGCCGTTGAGAAACGCGATCAAATCGGGTTTTGGACGCAGTTTACAGAGCCGTTTCAACTGCTTGAAGGCGTTTCCGTCGTGGAAATCAATGTCCATGGGGATGCTTTTCTTACCTCGTTTCCCGAAGTTCTGTTCATGAATCGCCGTCTGGTCGCCCTTCTTTAGGACAAAGCAGCAGCTGCAATTCTTATTCAGTTTACAATTTTTAACATTTTTGACGAGCTTTCCCCCCTTTCGAAGCCACAAAAAGTGCGTGTTCGCAAGCAAATGGTTGACGTGCGCCCTTAAATCGGGTGCCTCGAACTCGTACGACTCGGACTTGTAGCCCCCGCCAACTAAATGGTATTTCCCTTTCATTTAAAAGAAAGCTATATTTAAAAGCAATGGACATGGCTTCGGTAAAAGCCTTGAAAATAAAACGCGAGGAACTTCTTCCGATCATCGCAGCATACTACGCGTCCATCGGGCGCACAGATCCGCCGAAAATGGACACGTATTCGCTGAACGAGTTGAGAAAGTGCATTGTTCTTTTTAAAATAAATTTGGTTCGGGGATGAGACCTTACATGTAGCGCCGGGGCATCGCTTCCATGACGGGGCCAATGTATTCGGAAGTACGAGCGGCGGGCAAATAGCCGAATCCAGAGCCGACTTGGATTAAACTCCGATGCGTCGCGACCTTGACATCGAGCTGGGTTAGAAGCGCCATGACTTTGGCTTGTATCGTGGCCAAGGCCGGGTCGCCGCCTGGTACAATGACCATGCCGCGGATGTGCTCGGTGACCGCTTTAATTTCCTCCAAATCGGCAACGGGAATGATGCGGAAATCCATCTTCTTCAGCATTCGAAGGGCGCGGTCGATCAGTGTGCCGACCTTGGCCGAGGTGGGGAGCGCGCTTGCCTGCGCTCCGCCGCACATCCCAGAACCCACCGATTCTCCGTACTTGGGCGCTTTTCCTTTTAGTTTCGGGCGCTCCTTGGGTGCAAACGCACTGCCAGGACGTACTTCTCCCTTCGCTTCTAAGTAGCGTTGATCTGCGTCCAAACTCACTTCTGCAACCCGCTGTAAAAGTTTGTCTACGGATTGTTCTGTGCGTGCCTTTGGAGGCGGTACTTCGATTTCATACCCGGCTTTTGCCAATTTATTCCCTTCTCGGCTTAAGGCCGCTGCACTTACACCTCGAAAATGTTCAATGTAATCTCCAAGAGCTGGGGGAGGAGGAACGGGGGCGCGACTCAGAAAAGGAGAAATGTCTTTCTCCAATGTGACTTGACGAGCTAAACCACGAAAAGGAGTGATTACAGGAGAGTTACGAGTAGGAGAGCGTGCAGGAGAGCGTGCAGGAGAGGGTCTAGGAGAAGGTTCTTCGGATTCTGTTGAGGCTGTCCCCGGTCGTTCAGGCAAAAGAGATCGGAACCGCGGCGAACGTCCGACATTTTCCAAGTAAGCCGCACGAGGGTCTAGCTCTGCGGCAAAGGGTTCAGATGTTGTGTCTGGTTCTCCAGCAAGTCCTTCTGCTCGAACAAGCAGCTTTCGCAGCCTTGCCGTTTCCGATCGTTCGCCCATCTCGGCTCCGCGAACAATTTCCTCGGGATCGACATCAAACTCGTCTACTTTAGCGCGGGTCCTTGGTGCTAGAGCTGCCCGTGGAGGAAATGCGTCGCGTGTGCGCGACCCTTCGCTAATGGCGCGTAGTGAACCTTCGCGTGGGACTGTCGCGCCGCTGAAGCGACTGAAAGCCGACAAATCATCCCGGGAACCCGCACGGATGTCGCTCTCCAAGGCCGAACTATACTCTAATTCTTCTTCTTTCGCTTCTGGGACAGGTCGTCCGAACCAATCTACACCAGGACGCGCGCGCCCAGCTGCGGGCGGCAAATCGGGTCCTTCTGGATCTAGAGGTCGACGAGCAGGAACGGGAAAGGCTACGCGAGCAGCTGGACCAGGTGCACCCGGTGGCGGCCCTAGAGGGCGACGACGTATTTCATTAATTAAACTGTCATCGACGCGACTGGAAACAATCGCTTCAATGTTGGCCGCAACGGATCCTAAGGTGTCCAATAAAGTGTCTACCGCGTCTTGGTCGGCCACGGGCAAGGCCAATACGTCGTCTTCGTTTTGCTTTTCGACAGCGCGTAACTGCGTCGTCACAAAACCGTACGATTTAAGCGCGCTTTGAGTCGGTACCGCTTCTTCCCACGAGGCATAAAAGGGCATCGTATACAATCCCATTTTATTTTTATTTCGAGGCCAGAGGCCTCTAACCCCTTAGGGTACTAGTGATACGTGGAGATTCGAACCCCCTTCACAGTCTTCGGTTTCATACCGCAAGCCCTGCTTTCCCAGACGCATCAAGGACCCCGAAGGGTCAATTAATTTCTAAAAAACAAAAAACAAATCACAAACCCATCACATATTTGTAAGTCGCATCGCGATTTTGCGCATGCTTGAACACGTAAGTTGAACCCGACACCATGTAACCCGTATCGAACCCTAGACCAAGGCGGCAAGGATTAGCCACTCGATCAACGTAAGACTGCACCGTAAGAATAAACCACTCTTGTCCATTGATCATCTTCGTAGCGTTATTGCACTCCCTCAATTTTATTTCTTGTTTCTTGTGCTGCTTGCGCCAGATCTTCATCTGGACAATCAACTCCTCGTTGGTGCCCCACTGCATCTGCCGAGCTTCCTCGTGCCAAAAGAAAAAGGTTTCGCCCCGTCGTCGCTCGCGGTCCGCAACGGTGGCCCGAACCAGAGTTTTCATGTCGCTGGAGGTAACAAGTTCCATTTTTATAAAGTTGTGTTGAAAGTTGTGGTTGAAAATCGCCAAAACTCACCGCAAAATAAATTTCTTGCAACGGATCTAATACAGACCCTCGGATTTTACGATTTTGCTCGCCTCGATCATTTTTACACCCCGCTCGAGCATAATGCGCTTGACAATGGCCGCCCGCGCTTTGCGGCCGTCGACCTTGCCCCCACTCAACGCAGCTTTTGCGCCCTCGACGGCCAATTTCTGAACCAGCGGGTTTTTAGATGCAGCCACAACGGCCTTGCCAATGCCTTTTGCGATAGGCGCGACCGTCGCAATCGCCTTGCGGCCAACTCGGCGCACCTTTTTCAAGAACGGCGACTCCTTTCCACCGTACATGCCCTGCCCAGCCATCGACGGGGGCAACGGAAACTGCGCCAGCGCCTCTTCTTTCGTAACGGGTCGTTCTTCCACGGGCTCGGCTACAACTGTAACGCGTGCCTTGCGGGGTTTACGGACGGCAACTACGGGCGCGGCTGCGGGCGCGGCTACGGGCGCTGCTCGTGCCCTTGACTTCCGTATTTTTCTAACAATTGGTCCCGCAATAGGGACCATTTCAAGCGCCTTTGAAGGATTTTTAACAACTTTACGTACCTTTTTAGCAGCACGCATTACGTCCTCAACAAACCCTTCGCCCTCCATGTCGCTGCTGCTGCTGCTGCCACCACCACCGATTTTGCGAGCCACAACCTGGGCCAGCCTGCCCTGCGGTGTGTTTTCCATCAAGTTGTGCTCTGTGTTTTTCGCCAGTGTTTTAATGAAATTGCCTTTTGGATGCCGTATGGATTTGTCCAAGGCCATAACAATCTGACCCTGCGGCGTTGAACGGGCGGCTTCTGCGAAGAAGTGGCCAATTTTCTGCCCAACATTCATTTTTTTACCACCCGTCATCTGCGACGGTTCCAATCCGTAAAGGTGTTCGCTCATGTGCGGCGCGGACGCTCCGCTTTCGCTTTCTTGGTCTAGTTGGTACAGCGCAGGGTAGCCGCTCGGAAACGAACCCGGAATGTACTCGCGATAGCCGCCGCCGCCAGACATCCCCATTCCAATTGCACTGTCGACTGAAACGCGAGGAGCGCGATCCATCCACTGCGGAATCATGGGAGTGGCCATGGGCTCCTGTCTGAACTCGAGCTCGCGAATCACGTCGTAGATGGCTTTGTCGTAAGCTTGCATATAGAACTATATGAGAAAAGAAAATATGCCATATTTTTTAACAAAGTGACTCAAGTCGGCTCCGACCTCCGGAGGCAGCACCGCCTGAATAAGCGCCGCCCGTCATGGCCCCGCCCGTAATGCGATGGCGCGCGCCCATGAACATGCGGCCGCCGCCCGTGAGGCGATCCAGCGAGCGCGCCGACTCCACGTCCGAGTCCTTGGAGACCATGGCCTCGAGAGTTGTGGCGCGCGAGAGAAGACCTTGGTACGTTGTGGTAAGCCCTTGCTGGGAAACGATCAGACCCCCCTGGATCGCAATCACGCAAATCTCCGCGTTCACCGGCACGGCAAGCTGATTGAAAACGGAAATGGTGAACTGAAGATTGAACGAGCCCAAGGATGAGCTGGAGAGGTAAGTCGGAAGCCCAAAGTCGAACGCGGGCTGCAGCACGATCAGGGAGCCCGTCGTGGCAATGTTTCCGTACTGGCCGCCCACGGAAGTGGACCACTGTTGGCCGCAGAACTCGCCGAAACTCTGGCTCGACCCGCCCTTGCGCGAGATGGCGTACAAGTCGCTGATGCTCGCCGAACTAAGGAGGCCCGAACTGTTGTTAAAGTTCACGCTAAGGCCCGTACAGGCAAGCCACATATCCGGATCTTGAACGGTCTGGCTCGACATTTGCTTGCGCACGCAGATAACCAAACGGTCCGGGATCGACGAAAGTTGAATGTTGGAAGACGTAAGAACCGCGCTTGCGCCACCCGCAATGGCGGTCACGCCCTGCGACTGAATGTACCGTGGGTAGTCGAGCCAGGGGCACACATTGCGCGTCTTCAGCATGTCTGTCGGTTGTGACGAGAGGAAGCGGAAGAGCATAGACGGCTGCGCTAGACCCGAATTCATGCTTGCAATGGGGAACTGGCAGGTGTACAGCGATGGGTTGGCCGCGAAAATGGAGTTCAGGCCCGTTGCGCCCGCCACCACGCGGGTAATGTTGGAGGTACCCGACGACCAGACGCGGGACAGAGTGCCGTCCGTCACGCAGTTCATCGACATGGTGTTGATGCCGAGCAAGCCCTGGTTGTTGTACTCGCTGTCAGTCCAGATAAAAGGAGCAACGAAAATGGGCTCCGTAAAGATGCTGGACACGGTGATGCGGAAGGTGTTCGTTGCCGTTGCGACCACGTTCGAGGCGTTGACGTAAACGCCGGCCGCAGTGTACTGGAGGCACTCGACGACGGCCGGGAATGCGCCGCGGGGCACCTGGTCGAGGTCGTAGGAACCGGTGTTGAACGAGGCCAGAGGCGAGTTGGTCGCGCGGATGGAATCCGAGTACTTGCCGTACGCCTGGTCCGGCATGCTGCAAGTCATGGAATTGAAGCGATAAAGTTCGCGCGAATCGTTAAGGCGTAGCAAAGCCGGGAGCACGTCCTTGGTGTTCACCGAGATGCTGCAGTTATTGATGCCCACGGTTTGGGTGACAAAGGACTTGTGGAGGGGGAAGGAAGCCCAGGAATCGGTCAAGCCGTATTCAAAAACACGGGAGCCGACCACGAGGTTCCCCGCAAGATTGTCGACGTAAAGTGTAATCGTCATACCACTTCTCATCAATACCCTCCTGTCGACCACGACATTCTCTGAGGGGACTGAGACTTGCCAGACCAAGCTGCTATTGCTAGGGCTTGTAACTGGGAAGGTTTGATAAGTCGAGCTCGCCGCCCCGCTCTTTACCCCAAAAATTAATTTGTCGGTCACATCTCCAATTACGGGGTCAGCAACCTTGACGGTAGAGAAGTCGGCCATTATAGACTGAGTCTACATTTTATTTTTAACTAAAATTTTATTTTTAGAAATTTTAAACGGCTCTCGGAACTTTCATGGACTCTTCTATTAAAAAATCGGCCCAAGGCGTTTTATTCAGCAAAACAGCGTCCAGCCCAGCCTTGTATTCGTTCAGAATCTCTTGAAGGAAAGCCGGACCCGTTCCCGTTCTGTTCGACGCGTCCAGCCTTAAGGTAGCCGCTATTTTGTTGCAAAGGCTTTCAAAATGGTGAAAGGACTGAAGCCTAATCTCCAGCTTTTTCTGAATGGCTAAATACAGCTCCACCGAGCCAATTACGGTGATCAGCAACGAGATAAGACAGTTCAAAACCGATACCGTTTCCTGCTTGATGAAGGCGCTAAGCCCAATCGAAAAGACGCTGTTAATGGCTGACAAGAGAATAAGGGGCAATTTGAAGAAGTTGAGTTGGTACGACAGCAGAAAGATGTGCTTTCGTTGGTTTTCTTTGTAGTTATTCGAGTTCAAGAGCAGGTTCTCGAGCATTTTTACAATGTCGAGAGTCCAGCTAGACACGTCCGAGTCCACTGAACTCGGGCTCGTGGGTTGCAAGTCAGGAGCTAAGCTTCGCCCTAGAGCATTCAAAACTTCGTCGGGTGCGTCAAAGGGCGCGTCCATTCTACTAAGCAGAGAGACAAATGTACGACATTGTTCCGAAATTGTCCACGATTCCGGCGTAGTTCAACGTCGAGCCCGACAAAAGAGTCGTATTTCCGTAAATGATTTGTGGAGTAGTGGGGATGATCGTCCAAGGCACTCCGCTGTCGTTGCGGATCGAAACGCGGTAGCAATCGACGTACTCAGTACGTAGTGTCCAAAGTCGAAAAGTTCGCCCTACTAGCGTGCCGGCCGTCGGCGTTATCCATACGATCGCATTGTTGTTCATGGTTGTCCCATCTGCGATGAAGGCATTGCCCGTCGTCGCCGTCACGAGTTGGGTGGGCGTGTACCCACTCGCGTTTTGATACACAAACCCAGTTGCGCTTCCGTTCAATCTTGTAGCTTTTTTCAACTCGGTTGTCGTGTAAGGAGTGAGTGTGAGCACACTCGTCGTCGGACCATCCCGTGCCCAATTCCATATAGCTGTATTCCCAGACGCGTCCTTCATCTGCATCTGATCTGGAAACATGGCGCACGAAGCTGAGTTGGTCGTCGAAGCCATGATGACGCTTAAATTGGTGGGGTCGATTCGAAACGTGGGCAGGGTGGCTTTTGTAAACGATAGACTTCCCACAATGGGGATGGTTGCAGAACAGGCCAGGTTCGTGCCCGTGCTATAAACAAGACCCGCCGTCGCGACACCGTTGAGCTGCGTGTTTCCCACCAAATTCGTCGTTTGCCCTGCCTTACCCACGACAACACTAGTGGCCGTTGTGCCGCCCAGTGTGAGCACCGCGCCGCTCGCGTCCACTGCGGAAGTATTCGTCAATCCAAAACCGCCCATGTTTATTCCCATGTTGGCAGTGTTTCCGAGGGTCAACGTCTGCGCCAACGTTTGCGAACCTCCAGCGCCCGCTGCCTGCCAAGTGGGTGCCGTTGTCGCTCCCGTCGAGGTCAGCACTTGCCCGCTTGTCCCGCTGGACCCATTTACCCTCACGTTACCCAGCAAGTCCGTGGTCTGCGTTAGGCGACCGACTGCGGTACTTGTCGCCGTAGAACCACCCAAAGCCAGTGCGGCGGACGAGTCGACGGAAGTGCACGCCGTTAATCCAAAAGAACCCATGTTGATCGCCATGTTGGCTGTCGCGCCCGCTGTCAGTGTCTGGGCCAATGTTTCGGTCACAGGAGTTTGCCAGGTCGGGGCCGTGCTTGCTCCTGTGCTTGTCAACACTTGGGCGGTAGTGCCGCTGCTGCCATTGACGCGCACGTTGCCCAGCAGGTCCGTGGTCTGTGACAGGCGACCCACTGCGGTACTTGTCGCCGTAGAACCACCCAGAGCCAGTGCGGCTGCGGAATCGACGGATGCACAGGAGCTCAGGCCGAAAGTTCCCATATTAATTCCCATATTGGCGGTGTTCCCCGCCGTGAGTGTTTGGGCCAGTGTTTCGGTCGCACGAGTCTGCCACGTGGGTGCCGTGCTGGCTCCAGTGCTCGTGAGCAGTTGCCCAGAGGTGCCCGAGCTGCCATTCACGCGCACATTGCCTTTTAGATCGCTCGTTTGTCCAGTTCGCCCCACGTTGACCCCGAGCGCCGTCGCCGCGCCCACGTTCAACACCGCGCTCGCATCCAGGGTGGGCGCGCTGAGCGTCGTCGCCGTCAGCGTCGTGACCCCTGAAATGGGCTGGCTTCCCGCCGCGGACCCGCTCGCCAGCACTTGCGTCAGGTTTGGGGCGATGAATAGCGGATTTAAAATCGCTTCTTGGTTGCCCTGCGCCAGACAGATGCCCACCTTCGCCATTGTGAATTCGACCCTATTTATGGGTTGCGCCGAGTCGGTCCCTACAGAAATGGCCAGCACTTCTTCGGTTGGAAGGTATTCACCCCGCGGGTTATTAAAGGCCGGTTGAATCATCGGTATCAGCACGTGCCCGTAAGGAAAAGGGTCGGGCTGCGTTCCTGAAATGTTCATAAAAGCGCAGTACGGGGTGGTCGGCGCTGGGGTATACGTTATAACGAACTCACAGACCGAGTGCGCGAACCCAGGAATAATGTCGCCACTACCCGTGGGTTTGGTGTAGATTGAAATGTACGGCAGCGCATCACTCGAGGTGGTGGCCACATTATAAAAATTCATATACAATCCTAAAACATCGCTGACCGTCATCGCGTTGTCGGGGGCAAAGTACCAGTCAATCTTCCGCAGCGCCACCGCGTTCTTAAAGTACCACCCGTAGTACTGAGTGGTCGCAATGAGGGCGGCGGACGGCTGGGCAGGCGGGTACTGGAAATTGGGGCTCGCGGATTCCAAAAAGTACTGAATTGTGCTCACAATCGGGTCTGGAGTGGGCGGCGCGGGGATATCCGCCCATTCAAACTCGTTGCCGACGGCCGTCCGCGTGAGCACTTGGCCCGACGACCCGAAGCCTGGCCCCACGTAGAGACTGCCGTTGGTCAACTCTAAATTTCGAGTCGCGTTAGTGAGTGCTAGCCGTGGTGTGTCGGAATTCGAGAGTCGGGCGTAAGTTCCCGCTTCAGAATCCAAGCTCAAATAGTTAATGTCCAAATGAGAAGCCGGATAATCTCCCGTTGCCGGTTTGAAATCCAAAGCATTGGGAACTAAAGTGCTGTACGCAGCCCCTGGACCCGGAGTGACATATAAAGCAGTCGCAGAGAGCGACCCCACACCCGTTATGTTGTTGCCGGACGCATCCGCGCTTACCCCAAGCACGGCCGCCAAACCCGGGGTTGAATCAGAAATTAAAGTTTCAATGTCCCCATAGTTGACCAGCGCGTCGGCTGCCGGTGTCGGGTTCGTCGGCGTTGTGGGCGGCAACACGAAATTGTTAAGACCCGTCCACGTGTTATTCGACCCGAGCAACGTGGTGCCCGCATTCAAGGTGCTCTGCGAAAACGAGTAGTAGGTGCCTTGAAAGTAGGTTGTAACGTTCTTTGCGCCGCCGTCGTGGTGCACGTAAATCCGAATTACGATTCTGTCCGTGAGTGCGAGCGGGTAGGCGGCCGGAATGGCTGCGTTTACGGTGTAGGCCGCCGGGCTGAGCGAATTTATGTCGGCGCTCATGGCGCTCCGTATAATCAAGGTTTCCGTCGTATCCGTGAGCTTAAAGAGGTCAAAAAAGTACGTGCCGAGGCCGGCAGTTGCGTTGATTTGTCCGTAAATAAGACAATTCCAAATTCCTGCGGGGATCGCTTCTATGCCGAGGGCACCACTCACGAAGGATGCCACGACCTGCTCTGTCCCGTCCGTTACGGTTAAAACCGACTGCTGGGCTGCCTCCACCACTTCCGGGCTGAGCGATTTATAAATCCCGTCGTCCACGCTGTAGTTCATAAAAAAATTATATCCACCCGAGTACTGTCCCACAAGGCTATCCACGTAACCTTTAGTCGCCAAATCGTTGCCATTTACGGGCTCTACGCTGTGCGGCGGGGTGTCGAACGACGCTTGGCCAGGAATGGTCAGAAGAGGCGCATCGAGCGCGTAGTCTTGGTTGGTCGTCACGCCCGTCGCTGAGTACAGCGTGTTGATGTCAACGGCAGCCACGTTGCTCAAGAAATTAATGCTGTTTGTGTCATAGAGGCACCGCTGGACCTCCGCAGCCCCGTTGGTTAAATTTAAATCCAACCGGTAGCCCAACTCGGCCACTGCGGTATTGGGTGCCTGAACGTCGGTAATCGATAGCGTATTTGAGGCCAGAGTCGCCGTTTTTTGACCGAAAAAGTCGTCATAAACGCGGATCCCCACCAGGGTCGCGGGGTCGTGTAGGACTTCTGTATAGTGATCCGCGTCGGACAGAATTTTAAGCGCGGTCGTGCTTTCGTTGCCTTCGTCGAGGACCTGCTGGAGGTTCTGCGTACCGCCGCCGCCGTTGGCTATCGTGAGCGCAAGGATCTGGTTAATCTGCTGCTTCAGTGCGAGATAAGACCCGCTCATTTTACAAAGGCGAGAGATAAAAATTGAAAGGAATGTTATCTAATGGTCCTAATGGAAGGTCTTTTCTTTGTAATTACAAAATATAAAGTACACCAAGCTACGTGCGTCGCGAGGTACTTTGCCGTGTCCGGCTACACTTTAGGGGGCTACAAGTACGGAAAGTGGGTCCCGACCATGCGCAACCGCATCAAGGGCCTCTTTCGGGAAGGCACCCTACAACACCCCGGGCACCGCCTTGAGGGCACGCAAAAACTCTACCGCCGCCCTGAAACCCGCCTTGTTGATCTAAAAGCGTATTTAAAGAGCCTTGGCGGCAGCGTGCAAATGAACACAAAGCGGCGCATCGGATTGCGCCCTAATCTTAGCGAACAGCAGCGCCAGCGCATTCGTGCAGCGCAGCCATAAACTTCTTGTCCAAATGTTGGCCGCAGGTATGCGGCGCTAACGTCTCTTTGCAAATGTTGCACTTGATGCCATGCACTACAGTCGTGTCGGTGACCCCGTCCCGCTCATCGAAATACGCCATCGATTCCGTCTCGCCCTTCTGACCTTGGTAAAGCGCATTCTTGCCCGCTGTGTAGTTGAAATGCACCTTGGTCTTGTTCGCTTTTTTTGAAACGTCGCACTTGTGGAGACGCGCCACCATCGCCCGCGCTCGCTCGTCCCGCGAACACTTCGAGAAGCCGCATGGGCACAGGAAGCGGAAGTTGGTGAACGAGGCGTAGCTGTGCGACATTTTGTTTTTTGAAAGTTGTGTTTGTTTTTGGCGATTTTGGGGAGCCAACGGCTCCCAAGTGGCTTCGCCACGCAACGGATTTCAACGGATTTATTCCAAAAACAGGGTCCGACAACACAACTTTTATAAAAAATGGAAATTGACAATCTTTACAACGAGCCCTTCGTGGTCAGCGTTTGGGCGCATGCTGCTAACGAACGCCACCGCGTCCACGTCTTTAAAAACGAAAAGAAGTGGCAAGTTCTCATCCGATTCAAACCGTTCGAAGAGGTCGACGCGGTCTCGGAAGGCCTCGACGACATGTTTCGCAAGTTCGAGTTCCACTACATCTCTCGCCTCGATGTGCAGCTCTTCGACGGCGAAGCCCCGTCGCTTCGCATGAACATTACCAATTGGGATGAGATCCTTGCAGCGGCCAAGGCCTGCATTGGCAACATTTCGACAAAGATCTCCATTATCCGTTGTCAACGCACCAAGCAGAGGAAGCGCGAAGAGCGTGGAGCTGCTGCCCGTGCCAATCCTCCGATTCCGCTTTTCGAGTTCCGCAGTTCCCCGGAGACGATGGCGCAAACTCGTGAGCGCCAAGCAGCGGGTGAACCTCTGCGCAATGCTGAGGGCCGCACCGAGCAAGAAGAGCGCGATGTTTACATCAACGCCCGAGGCCCCTGGGTTGTCCCCCTTTAATGACAAATGACAAGGCTCTTTTATCCCCCCCCAGGCTGCCCGAAATAGATTAGTTTGCCTTCAATTTTAGCGTAAAAGCGCTTCCCCGGCTTGTTCGAGTAGTAGATTTCCATTCTTTTTTACAAGTATTTAAATTCCGCCTTTCGAGTCTCGACCCAGTTCAAAAAGAGGCGGTCGTCCTCACTAAGTTCATTGGCTTTTTTTAAAAACTCGTCCCGTTTCAGTGTTAATCTGTTTATTTCGTTGTTGGCCGCGCGCCCCACCGTGTAGTTGCTGCGAACCCACGCAATTCGCTCGTGGAGGTCCGCCAAAGACTGCCGCTCCCGCTCTTCCCTGCCCTGCGCCACGTCCTGCCAAAACTCTTGCTCCTTGCGCGTGATCGAGGCTAAGCGGTTCATTTCTACTCTATGTTAACATTTGTTTAACCTTCTTCCTTAAGCTTTTTTGTTTTTTATTAGAGGAGAGAAGAAGGGACAGAATGTCCTAAAAGGGGATGGGGGGTTTTCGCCAAAATGGGGAGTTTCTGCACCATGTTTGACCAAAGTGTCCTGGAACAAAAAGGGTCATAAGGAGGACTCTTATAAACAAGGTGCAGAAACTCCCCAAAATGGGGACTTTCTGCCAAGCAGACATTTTGAATAATTAAATTTAAAATGACAGCATAATTGGCCTATAAAATGAAAACTCCCCACTGCTAGGAGAAAGTCCCCATTCGCGTTTAAGCCTCGAGTTCGCGCAGCATGACCATCACATTCTCTGCGTCCTTGGGTTTGCGAACGCGGGCGCGCCAGTTGGCCGCATAGATGGGGCCCCACTTCACGTTGCTTTTAAGCTTTTCGGTTACGAAAGTGTTGGTGCACTTCTTGTAGACCTTGCCGTGCGGGTTGAGCGTCTGCTTGTACTTCCAGGTGATGTCTTTGACGGGGACCATGTCGGCCTCGGACTCGGTCACAACGTAGTTGCGGTCCATGTACGCCGCAAACTCGTCCGCGCCCTCGAGGTACGACATGCTGGCCTGCTGCACGACGCGCGGCTCGTAGATTTTGACCTCGGTCTCCTGCATGAGAAACTGAAAGAGGCAGAACTTGGCGCGCTTCTGCCAAACGGGGTCCTTGAAGCGCAAGCTGCCCTGGCGCTGGTGCGGGAGTGTCGGGTGCGCCGTGAACTCAGTTTCGAAGCGCGGGGTCACAAAGCGGCGAATGAGCGCCGCGTCTACGGCCCCGCTAAGGCCGGGCTGCTCGTTGCACTCCATAATGACCGTAGCTTGCATTTTGACTTCAGTCCGGGTGCTGTACAGAAGGCGCGCGTTCATGTTCCCGCCGCCGGTCATGTCCTTGAGCACAGAGACCTGTAGCACGCAAGTGCTCTCCACTTCTTTAAAACGAATGCAGCGCTTGCGGTCCATTTGCGCCATTTCAACGTTGACCCCGCCCTTCGGCAGCGTGGTGAGGGTCGTGATGTTGCCGCCATAGTAGTAGTCTTTGCCTAACATGAGCTCGGTCACCTCGTTAATTGCGCCCTTGCCATTGCCGCCCTTGCCGTAACACATGATGAATTTCTCTTGAGAGCGGCCCGAGAGACAGGTGCGGAGAACGCTTTTGTAGCAGCGGCCGATCTCGACGTTGGGGAAGATGCTTTCCCAAAAGGCCATAAAGTCCGCCATTTCTTCTTCGGTAGGCTCCTCGTAGTTGTAGTGGGTGTTTTGCGTAACGTAGTCGCTGGGCTTGAGCTCGACGCGGCTGTTTGTGGTGAGGTCGAAAGCAACGTCTCTGAAGCAGAAAAGGTTTGGATTTTCGTCGAAAACGACATCTGATTCCGGCATGTCTTTGAAAAAGGAGCTCGTAATCTGGGCACGGGCTTTGTCGGACCCGAGCTTGACCAGGACCTTGCCGCAAGCCGTGATTTTGGCTTGCACTTGCTTGTCGTCGCGGTCCTCGAGAAAGTAGAGGCCTTGAATTTCTTTCCAGAGGGTGCGGAGCTTTTTGTTGACGAGATGGTTTACGCGCTCCTTTTTCTCGTCGAGAATCCAAAACCCGCCCTCATAAATGTAAAGCTGGCCGTCGATCTTAAGCACGGTGTCCACAATAAGAATCGCTTGCTGGGCGAGGGCCCAATCGGTGTCGTCGATCTTGTTCATGGACTGAATGATGGCGTGGCGGCGAGGATTATTTTCACGAGAAAGTTTTTCGAGGTAGCCCCACCCGATGTTGGGGTCAACGCCAAGCTTCATTTTCTCGGCCACGTCCCGCTTAGAAACGTAGTTGGGGCCCTTGCTGAACTCGTCCGCAATCTCTAGGGAGTCAGTAAAGGTGAACTTGAGGGCCCAGATGGCGCGAATCCAGAGATCGTACTCGCGCCAATGTTTGACAGGAATGTTCTCGAGAATTTGGCGGTGGAAGAGGGTAAAAGCAATCAGCGTGGGCTTGAAAAGGGGTCGCTCGACTTCGGGTTCCGGCTTCTTGTTGCGGTTGGCGAACAAGTCTTTCAAGAAGGCCGTAAGGAAGGTGTCGCCGTCGCGCAATTGGTAAAAGAATTGGAAATTGCTCGAGTAGCGGTGGCCGCCGAGCTTCTCGGTGACCTTGCAGATGGTGCGGCTTGGAGGAATGACTTGGTTTTTTAAGAGCAGGACTTCGAGATGATGGTCGGCAAAGGTCGTGACGGGTTTGCCTTCGAGCAAGCCGGTGCAGATGGGAAGAAGCGAGGAGTTTTTCATATTAATGAGCACATTGGAGTTGCCCTGCGTCGACGACGAGTACATGCCGTCTTGCCGGTCAATGTTCTGAAGGTAGGCGGCCCATTTGGCTTGCGTGTACTCGCAGCCGAGGCGACCGTCGGGCCCCTTGGCCCCGCAGCAATCAAAGTCGAGGGAGATGATAAAATCGCCGTTCTCCTGCGGCCCGAGCATCATGCCGTAGTTGAGGCCCGCCTTTACTTTGAGTTGACTCTTAAAGTACTCGGGCGTGCGCGTTGGCCAGTCCGTGATGCCGCCACCTTGCGCGTCGATGGGCTTCTTTCCTTCGTCGACGTTGTACACCTTGTACCCACGCCACGAAAGATTGGTGATCTGCTCGAGCATTTGGTCATAGTTGGGGGCGGGCATTTTATACTTTAGCAAGATGTTTTATTTTTAAATACAAAATGAAAAAGATCCGTTTCAATCTTCCTAAAGGCCCGGCACTGTTTCTCAAAATCGTAGCGGCGCTTCATGCATTTCTTAGAGTGTTTGCGGCTCTGCTCTGCGTATTTCTGTTTGTTGGCGGTGCGCCAGGCTTGCATGTAGGCTGGAGAGTTGGTCCCCATTCTCTACTCTTATGATTTATTTTTTAATATTGCGTTATTGCTAAAGGTTCAGGCAGGGTCGCTCATCACATATGCCTGCACGCGGTCGCGGTTTTCTTTAATCGTGAACGCGTAGATGAGGCCGTCGACGAGGATGGGATCATCAAAAACGTGGCCGAGCTTGTCGAAGCCGTAGTCGTCGGTGGTGAGAACGAGAACGTACACTTCTTTGCCGTCGATGGTGTGCGTCTCGCTGTTCTCCGGCATGATGTAGAGCGTTCCAGCGCGCTTCATGGCCCTCCAGCGCTTCATTTCGGGCTTCAGCATGTCGTTGCTCAGCCAGCCGAAGCATTGCATGGGGCGGTGAGAGAAGAAGACGGTCTCGTTGGCGCGCATGCTCTTGAAAGCGGTACGGCCAATTGCGGCGATAGCTTGGACGCTCATTTTTGGAGTTTGGAATTGAGTTGTGTTTTTTTTATAGATTTTTTTTAAAGATTTTTTTTAAAGATTTTTTGGAGAGCCGTTGAATTCCGTTGAAAATCGCCCAAAATCACACAACTTTCAAAACAACAAACCTAAAATATGAATCAAATGATTATGTCCATACTCGAGAAGGAGCCCTTCGAGGATCAAGGAGGAGGCCAACGGACTAAGTTTATAAGGCATCCGGTGGAGGCCATCAAGACGGTTGACGGCAGCGGCAACGTGCGCTTTCTTAAAGTGGATGGCAAAATCCGCATCTACGAGCACGTTGGAGAGCCGATTCATTATAGCGAGACTCTTACGACTGAAATTGACCACAGTCACAACCAGCACACGATGTACCGCTTTCACTGTCGAGGAATGCCGAACATCGACGAGCGTATGGGCGTGTGGGGCAACATTACGTTCAACCACAAGCTTGGGCACGCGGATGTCCCTACGGCGCGTGAAGAACTGCAGATGCTCAACCCGTGCCCGATGTTCGGATTTGAGGAATGCATCGTGTGCATGGAGCAGACCAAGTTTAAGAACCGCTGCGGCCACATCGTGTGCGTCGCGTGCAAGAGTCGACTCAAAGCGTGCCCCATGAAGTGCGGTGTTGAACGCTGGTCGTGCGAGTGCTGCTACGACGAGGAATTAGACGACGAATAGATTTTCTTTCTAACTAGAGAGTAATGTTTAGGCCGCGACCGTATTGGATTAAGAACATCCCGCCTCCACCGCCCAAACCTATTCTTGTTGCTTTGGCCTTTGTTGAGCGTGTTTTAGAGGCGCAACGCACCCCCAAATCCCTGGAATAGCCTAGACATAATTTACTTTCTTCTTACGTTTTGGAAAGTTAAATTCTATTTTATCTAGGCCTTCAAAGTTATAGGCAGGGGCCACTTCCTCCCCTTCTTGCACAAACATTCCCTGCCCGATCATCTTCGTTGTTCGACTTAGAATGCTTCCGCTGTGCTCCGCGAGCGGGTTAAAGGTTTTATTTTTTAAAAGTAAATCGCCCTTGTGGGTGGGCTGAAGAGCCGAAATTACGTCACCTTTGCTCTTAACCACCACTTCGTTGGCTCGGCGCGCCTCTCCGCGGCTCGCGGGGTTCACGAGAATGGCATCGCTCGCAATGCCCTTTTTATTCAAAATGCGCGCGCTAATGGCCCCCTGAGAGTGTCCCAACGCCGTCGCCGTGCCGTATTTCTCGCGCGCGGCTTTCTGGGCGGCTTCGGCGGCCTTGTAGCGCGAGGTCTTTTTGTAACCTTTGTTCCCAGTGACGGCATAAATGGCGTTGTTGGCCCAGTCTGCGACGGTAGATTTGGTGCCGCGGTGGACCACAGTGGCGTGGCCTTTCGGGTCGACGTACACGGCGGCGCGGCCGCGGGAAAGAGCGGGGTCGAGGGTTAAACTGCCGATGGTTTTGGGCTGTTCCTTGCGCCCGGCGTACGAAGCGCTAATCAAGCCTTTCGTTTCAGCCGCAGTAAGGGAGCCGCCTTCAAGACTTTCAAGGAGACGCACTTGAGCAAGTGCATTGGCGCGCGTCGAGTGCTTGGCATGGACCTGTCCAGTCTCCTTGTTTTTGACTTCGTACTCGTCTTTACCACGTACTTTTCGCACCGAATACATTATGCTTTAAAGCTTTATTTTTATCTTGTACTTATATAAATGTACAGTCCGGACGAGCCTTCGGAGATCTATTTCGATCTGTTGAGCACCAATGTGCAGAGTACGATTACTGCGCCGCCCGTCTTTCAGTACAACGATGCCCGCGCGTCGGTCATTTGCCACAACCCTAGCAACTACAAAATGAGTGTGATCCGCTTCTCGGCAGACACCGGGACACTACCGATCTTCGTGCCTACCATGCAGCCGAACCAGAGCAATCCCAATTTATCCATCTACTATTTCACGTTAGACTGGACAGATCCAACCACGGGGCGCGTGTACACCAGCGGCGCGACTCCCGTCATCTGGGAACCGCAGGCCATCAATGCCAGTGTGCCCGCGGCCCCGCAGTTCATGCCGAATGGACTGCAAAACAACTCTACTGGCTACTACGCGTGCTACAGCTTTACGTACTGGTCCGGCCTCATGTACGAAGCCTTGGAACGGGCAACGGACGCGCTTTTACTTGCGGCGGCCGGGACGGCATTGACGGCGAACACGGCCCCGCGGCCCTTGCCGAACCCACCCGCCATTTACTACGACTCGACCAGCAAGTGTTTCGTTTTGTACTGCGATATCAATTGGTACGACCAGAGTCTGCCGGATGCCATTGACTTTTACATGAACGCACCCGTCTACGAGCTGATGGGGTCCTTTCCGGCCATCAACTACGGTTATGCGGCAAGTTTGCAGCAGCGCAACTTCCGAATGGCGCTTCGCGTTTTTGGAGATGTCAACAACCAGATTGTCGTCCGGCCAGACGGCACCACGTGGACGGCGATTACATCCTACCAAGAGTGGTCGACTATTTCGGCGTTTAGTCCCATTCTCGGCTTCGTGTTTACGTCGAGTTCGCTGCCGATTATTCCATCCTTGCAGAGCAATCCGCTGGTGTACAACAATCTGGCGCAGGCCACGACGGGGACGAACAACAGCACGAGCAACATCATCACAGACTTTATAGCGAATGATTCGTTCTACAAGAGCAATTTGGTGTACCTTCCAACGGCGCAGTACCGCTGGATTTCGTTGACGGGCACAGCCCCCATCCAAAACATTCAAATTTCTATCTTTTATCGCTTGCGGGATGGCAGTTTGCAGCCGTTTTTAATCAACAGCGGGGGCAGCGTCACGATCAAACTCTTGTTTAAACGCCTCGACTCGCTTTAGAGCCTCTGGCTCAAAGAGCCTTTGGCTCAAGAAGCTCTTGCTTTTTTTTAAATCTCAAGATACATATATGTCGGTTCTCGAAAGCTTCGGAGAGAATGCAAACTTGAACCAAGGCCACTACTTGAATGCAGCGGATGACCACGTTTGGGCGGGCGGGTACATGTCCTTTCTACAGAGCCCGACCATTGCGGAACCCATTGTCGACACGGACGCGGCCACGCTCACGACGTTCAACACCCTTTTAGAAAACTACGCGACCAAAGATGCCGACAACCAGTTCACTAACATGGACATTTTGTTCGACCGTGCGCCGATTCTCGACTCTCCAAACGACGAGTTCTTAACCCCGAACGAGCTCGTCAGCAAGCAGTATCTGGACACCCTCGCCGCGTCGTACGCTGGAGTGCGGTTGAACGCGACGAATTTGTTTACGCAAACCAACACCTTTACGGCGAATACCCTCAAAGGAGGGCAATCTACAGTTACGACGGGAACTTTTGGAAACATTTACGCGTCCGTCGGTGCCACCTTCAATTGCAGAAACAAATTTGCAATCCCTGCAGACAAGATAGAGGTCCAAGGAACGATGACGATTGGATCGGGTGTTGTCATTAAGAACTCACAAGGGGTACTGTGGGCTTCCGGAACCCGTGGCAACTTCATTACGTTGACCTCTGTTAATTTTCCGAGCAGTGCCCTAAACACGTACACCACACCCTTGTGGACCGCTTTACCGTGGACATGCACTTTTTTTATCTCCAACAGCGTGGCAGCAACCAACTGGGTCTTTAAATTCAACGGAAATGGGTTCGATGGCCAATCCGTCGTCCTGATCAACGGGTGCCAGACCAACACGAGCATTGGAGTCATCTCGAGCGTCAGTTCAACCCGCTTTGCGACTAGCGCGGGGGTCGAGAGCACCAGTTTTCAGATGCTCGTCGGCCGTTCGTACCAGTTGTACCAGACCACTCTCGACCCAGGGGTAGCGCCGCGAGTTGTC